GATGAGGTCCGGGCGGTTCGTGGGCAGGTTGATCCTGCCGTTCGTGATGGAGTTGAAGAGGCTCTCGCCGAGGGGCGTGTCGCGGCCGTTTCCGGTCGTCGGCTTCAGCGGGAGGACGAACTTCGTGGTCGACACGGAGTTCGTGACGGGATCCGAGAACCTGTCGCACTCCACGCCGAAGATGCGGTCGTCCACGAGGGACCCCGCGATCTGAGTGGAGTCGAAGCTCGTCGTGCCCGTCGTCGTTCCGGAGCGGACCTGGAAGGCCGTTCCCCAGAGGATCTTCGACTGGTCGCCTTCGTTGACGATGACGAAGTCCGCGCCGTTGATGAAGTCCCGGCGGCCGGGGGAGATGCCGACGTTCCCGACCGTGACGATGTTGCTGTTCGGGAGGTAGTCGAACGTGTCCTGGAACGTGTTGAAGTAGTACTGGATCGTGACGATGGCGCCGTCCCTCGGGGCGAACGGGAGGGTCACGAGGCTGTTGGCGCCGTCGAGGGAGGTCGGGATGACCTGGACGCCGTCGACGATCGCGACGACCTTGGAGGTGTCCGTCGTCGTGATGCCGCCGTCGGATCCGTCGACGATCGGGCCCTCGAAAGTCCTGAAGGCGCGGTTCCTGTTCGTGTAGTCGCCGGGGTTGTACCCGAACACGGCGTTCGCGTTGCCCGAGCCGATGCGGAGGTTGCTCTGGGCGACGATCTGGACGTGCTGGAGCCCCTGGTTGTCGATGTGAACCGACGCCGCGAGGCCGGCGATGGCCGCGACGTTGACGTCGTTCGCGACGTCCGTCGAGGACCTGGTGCCGGGGGTGAGCTTGATGGAGACGCTCGAGGTCGCGTCGTTGACGAACACCTCGAGGGTGTCGTTCGTCCCGGTGACGATCGTGTAGAGCTCGGCCTTGGGCGCGATGAGGATCGCCGCCCCCTCGGTTACCTGGTCCGAGAGGTCGTCCGTCGTCCGGGTGTCCTTCCGGTGGAAGTAGTAGTTGACGGTGACGTTCGAGGTCGGGTCCGGCGGGACCAGGATCGTGATGAGGCCGTTCGTCCCGTCCACTGCCGAGACGACGGTCTGCTCGCCGTCCACGAACACGGAGACGCGGGTGACCTCGAAGGTCGTGCGCCCGGCGCCTTCGCCGTCGACGATCGGGAAGTTGCGGACCTTGAACTGCGTCCTGCTGCCGTCCTGGTCCCCGAGGGTCGGGTTCTGCGGAGTACCGCCGACCACCCACCTGCCGGCGGGGTCCTCACCGAAGATCGGTGTGTCGGCGGAGCTCGACGAACCGCGGACCATCTCGAAGTCGGTCTGGGACAGAGTCTCCTGGCCGACGCCGATGAGGACCGGTACCCGAAGTCCACCGAGAAGCTGGCTGAGCACCGGCTCCGTGATAGTCCGAGTGTAGACACCTGGAGGCGCGTAGGTTGTGAACGGACCGATGGGCATGTCAGCTCCTGTCGCTCGAGCAGAAGTCTAAATATAGGTCTTGGTCTCGTCTTCTCTGGAGAACAAGTCTGAGTTTCAGTATGCGTCTCCGACGACTCGGGCTCGAAGGCCAGACGACATAGAAAGCCCAGACAAGACGATCAGGACCCGGACTTCGCCTTCTTCAGGAGAGACATCGCTTTTTGGCGGTTCTCGAGGACCCGCGGGTCCGCGGGCCTCACCTTTCCGTTCGAGTCGACGGAGAGGGAGTTCGTGCCGGCCTCCCGCCGGACCTTGTCCCTCTCGGCCTTCCTCGCCCCGTACTCCTTCCACTTCCTGTTCGCCGACCTCCCGATGGCCTTGTCGAGGGACGGGTAGTCGAGGTCGTGGACGCCGGAGTTCCCCTTCCTCGTCGGGTCTCCTTCGGCCACCCCCTTGAAGACGAAGTTCGTGGCCGACGGGATGCGGTTCGCCTTCTTCCCGCACGTGGGGCACGGGTGGCTCTTCGCGTACTTCTCGACGTCCGCCTTTGACAGGAGGAGGTCCTCGAAGAGGGAGTCGCAGGTCTTGCAGAAGTACTCGAACGTGGGCACTCTGCGGAAACTCTACTTGATCCTCTCGAACGAGATGTTGCGCCCGACTACGACAGCGACGCCGAAGAGCTCGGACGGAGTGGCGACGTGGGACAGGTCGTTCTTGAACGACCCGTCGAGGTAGCCGGCCTTCTGCTCCTCCGCCTTCGAGGTCTGCTCCGACCTGAAGATGTCGACGGGCAGCGCGGAGTAGGCCTCCCAGTCGACGCGAAAGCTCACGGACACGGAGCTGTCGTAGAAGTAGTCGTCGGTCTCCGCGTTGTAGATCTCCTCGCTCTCCCCGCCGGGAGAGATGTCGAGGAGCTCGATGCCCTCGAACCCGAGGTCGTTCTGCCTCTCGAGGAGCTTCACGATGATGTAGTCGCTCATCTTGTCGCGGTCCTCGGCGTCCCTGGAGAAGACGACGAGGTCGAAGTTCACCTCAAACTTCCCTCCGTAGACCTCCGCGGTCTCCTGGCGGCTCTGGCCCACGACGAGAGCGAGCTTGTCTCCGGCCTGGGCCCGGTCCCCGAACGCGAGCACGGCCCCCGGAATGGCCTCGTAGTTCGTCTCCTCCATTCTGAAGGGGAACGGTCCCTGCTTCTCGACCTTATACCTGTAGTCGGCGAAGACGGTGTACCCGGTCGGGGCCTCCTTCAAGAAGGTGACGAGGCCGGAGTCGTCGACGTTGTAGTCGACTCCGGCGAGGAGAGGGCGGCGGCCGTCAAGCCAGAGGCGGACGGAGCCGGGAATGACGTCAGGACGAGAGAGCTGGCCCTGCTGCCCGGTCGCGGCAGAGAAGGTGATGAGGGGCTCGTCGGTCTCCGTTAGGAACGGATCGAGCGTGAAGAGGCCCGGGATGTTCCTGGCCTCGTCGGGGACCCTGTGGACCTCGAGGATGTAGACCCCGGGCGGGCTCGGGAAGATGTCGCGCCTCTTCGAGAACTGCTCGAGGAACGACTTGTTCTCCATCACCCACTCGATGGTCGTCCCCGGATGGTTATCGACGTGAGCGTTCATGACGAACGAGCTCAGTCGGCCCATGTAGTTGTCGGCGGACAGCCTGACCCTGTGCGCCGACGTCCCGTTCACGATCACGCCGCGCTGAGGGCGCTCGTCGAACGAGTACTTGTTCTGGACGTTCTGCGAGTGCTCTCTGTACTTCGGGTGGTCGTACAGAATCTTCCTGATCTCGTCGATCAGGCGCTTCTTCGTCGGGTTGGTGAGGAAGTTCTTCATGCTCTCGCCGGCTTCCGGTCAGAGAGCATGAAAAGCCCGTCAGCCCCGGCGGGAACGGCGGTTCTTCGGAGCCGAGGAAGCCTGGTCCTCCGAAGAGTCAGTCCCGGCGGACGAGTCGTCCGCGGAGTCGTCCGAGGACCCGTCCTGGGGAGGATCCGCGGGAGGATCGTCCTGGGGAGGGGGAGCGGGAGGCTCCTCCGGAGGGGCCGCCGGGGCGACGGGAGCCGGGGTCGGCGCCTTCGCTTCGGCTTCTTCCTCGGTGAGCCCGTAGGAGTGGGCCAGAACGTCGGCCTCGGTCTTGAGGACCTTGACTCCGGACGGACCCTTCCAAGGGAGGGATGAGACGTCGTGAAAGATGCTCCTGGCCATGCAGGCCGTCCCGCAGTAGAAGCTGAAGATCAGTCCCCCATCTGGCTCAGCATGAGCAGACCGGTCGCGACGGCGTTCATGGGGTCCTTCGCGGCGCGGATTTCGGAGACCTCGACAGGGAACTTCTTCCTGTGGACCTCGAAGCGCTCCTTGAACTTCTCCATGAACCCGACGGCCTTCGACGTCCCTCCGGAGACGACGATGGGGATCGGCTTCGGGACGTGGACCTTGTCCTTCGAGCGCTGGAACTGCTCGATGATCCCGTTGATGGAGTAGTCGATGAGCGAGGAGATGAACAGGGCGATGGCCTCCTGCTCCCTCCCCTGGGGCGCCGAAAGGTCGGCGCCTCCCTCCTTCAGGGAGCAGATCTTCGCCCGGGTGACGTTCACGGCCCGTCCGGCGCCGTCGTCCACCCAGTCCCCGCCCTTGCCGATGGAGAACTCCATGGACGACATGGCGTTGAACGAAAGGCAGACGTTCGTCATCCCGGAACCGTAAGAGATGCCGATGCCGGAGAAGTTCTCCTTCACGCACTCGGAGAAGACGACGGCCTGGGCCTCATTCGCGGGCTCCGCCGAGTACCCGAGCTCGGTGAGGATCTTCCGAAGGATCTCCCGGTGGTAGGTGACGTCGGATCCGAGGACGTCCAGGGCCGGAGCCGGGACGGAGAAGAAGCACTTCTCCCCCTTGACCCTCGGATCTCCGAGGACCTTCTTCATCATCAGGCTCATGACCTGCTGAGAGTCGATCTCTCCGGAGTTCAGGATGCCGCCGGAGAGGGGTCGCCTCGCCTCCCTGCTGAAGAGGTTCGCCATCTCCAGGGCCTCGTCCCCGATGACGAGGAGGCGGCCGTCCATCTCCACCCAGCTCGCGTTCGAGAGCTTGAGCATCCGCTTGTTCTCGAGCGGAAGGTCGAGGAAGGCGTCGCGGACCCTGGCCGTCTCCACCTTCCCGCCGCTCCGCCTCGCGGAGACGATGTTCATCGTCCCGATGTCGAGGCCGACTCCGAGCGACTCCTGTTCTTTTTCTGCCTTGGCCATGTCTGCGTCTCCGTTCCTGGGCGAACTCTACTGTCCGGAGGTTCCGCGGCGAAGGCGCCTGAGGGCCTCTACCCCGTCGTCGATGTCCCCCTTGTCGACCTCCTCCTCGCGGACCTTGATGTTGGACTCCGCCGAGTCCGGAGAAATCCGGGAAGGGATGAAGACGGGGTCCGCCGAGGATCCTGGACCCGGAAGGCGGGGAGCCCCGGGCAGGCCGGCCGGGGTCTGCATCGACTGGATGTTCTTGACGTGGGCGGCGACGACCTCCGGAGCGGGAGGGGACGGGCGCTGGAGCAGGGACTCGACCGCCTCAGCTATCCTCCTCACGGAGGTCTTGATGTCGTCCATCTCCGTCGACGGGAGGGCGACCGGGACGGGATCCGGGGGACGCGCCTTCGCGAAGGGCCATATCGGCATGGGAACCTCTCGTTTCACAGCCCGGACGCTGACCCAGTCCCGGTGGGCGGCGTAGTCCCTCGAGGACCCGAGGAGGGACGAGCTGACCGTCGCCCTGGAGCCGCGCCCCGGGAGTCGGACCCCGATGTCCTCAAACACGACAGCGAACGGGACGACGGAGACGACCTCCACGAAGTCAGAGGGCATAGTCCTCGACGATCTCTTCGAGCTCCGGGACGAACTCGGTGAGGAGGATCTTCTTCAGGCTGTCGACGAAGTCCTTCAATATGCCCTGGAACTTGTCCTGGGGGAACTCTACCTTCTTTTCGGAGGTTCGGACGGACCTCTGGAGGGCGACCGCGAGCTGGCCCGTCCTCGTGACTCTGGCGGACCTCGGGGCGAGCCTGGCGAGCTCGTGCTCTATCAGCCGGTCCTGGGCGGTCTTCCTGATGTCCTTCGCCGGCTTCCTGGCGTCCCTCGCCGGCTTGCGGACGTCCTTAAGGGTCCGGACCTGGAGGGAGGGGCGGCTGACCGTGTAGGTCCTCGTCGCGCCTTCGGTCGCGGACGCGACCTGCTGGGCGACGTCGTCGACGGCCTTCTGGGCGGCCTCGTCCTCGAAGACGACGGCCTCGACGTCGAGGACGATCTCGAACGTGATCCAGCTCCCCGTGACGTGCGCGTACACGTCGTAGTCCTTCAGGTACTGGGACTTCGAGAAGCCGTGCTTCTCGAGGATCTTCCGGAGCTCGACGAGCCCCTCCTTCGCTATCGTGTCTATCAGCCCGTCGGCCGCCCTCTGCATGGCGGCAGTGAGGCTCGTGGTGACGTCGATCGGCATGGTCCGGCGTCACCCGGTCAGTACATGATGTTGGACCACGTCGTCGTGTTCCCGCGGAGCTCGCGCTCGTCCGGAATGCCCTGACGGTCCGTGATGAGGACGTCCCGGCGCCCGGGAGGATGGTCGGCTGGAGCCTCCATGAACGAGAGGTTCGGGACGGCGAGCTTGAACCTGATGTCCGCCTCGTCGAACGAGGAGACGGAGAACATCTGCTGGAGCTGCATGCCGCGGTTCGTCGGCATCCTTACGGGGCCTATGCCGTACCTGTCCCCGTTGAGCTTGACGATGAAGTCCTTCTGCGAGATGAGGGGGCGGGGCCCCGTCCACGTCTCGTAGGAGTGCTCGATGGTGCGGCCCCTGTTGGACTGGGAGTTCTTCTTCTCGGCGTCGTCCGGGGCGATGATGATGCTGAACGGGCCGTCGTACCCTCCGATGATGCCGGTCCCGTAGCAGACGAGGCAGTTCGAGTCCGGCTGCTTGTAATAGGACGAGTAGCAGCCGCACTGCGGGCCGACGGCCTTCCGGACGAAGAGCTTCACCCGCTCCCCGCCCTGGAAGAGGATCCAGAGGTTCCTGCGGACGGCCTCGGCCCAGATGTGGTCGATCTTCTCCACCTCGAAGTTGTTCGTCGTGGCGGCGCGGTCGAGCGGGGTCTCCACCAGTGCCCCGCTCTCCTGGTCGTACGCGACAGTCGTGACGCGGTAGAAGATCCTCTGGGAGAGCCTGGTCCTGACGGCCTCCTTGACGTAGCGGTACGTGGCGAGGACGACGTCCGTGGGGGACGTCGGGAGGACCGGAGGGGTCAGGGTCTTCGTGACGACGTCGAAGGTCGGAAGGTGCCGGAGGACGACCTCGCCCTGGTCCGCGTGTATCCTCTCCACGTAGGCCGCGACGCCGTTCACGGTGACCTGGACGTTCAGGTTCGTCCTGTTGGCGGAGCCGGGGGACGGATGGATGACGATCGGGCGCTTCTTCGTCCTGAAGGCGTATTGGAGGGCGACGTCCGTCGGAGCCCCGCGGGTGGTGAACTTGTCCGACACGTCCTCCTGCATGGCGAGGACGATCCTCGTCGCGTCCCTGTACTGGAGGCCTCCGAGCGGGACCGTGTTGAGGCGGAAGAACGGCCCGAACTCGGAGTCGAAGCTCCGGTAGACGTTCACTCCGACGATGTTGAACTTGGAGTTCGCCTGAAGCTCCGAAGGGGAGGTCCAGAGGACGTCGACGACCTCCGGGTCGAAGCTCACGCTCGCCGCGTTGAGAGGCGGGAGCGGGAAGACGGGGTACTGCTGCTCCAGTACCTCCGGCTTTCTATTAGAAAGCCGGA